TATATCAACATTTTTAGTTCCTAATATATCTTCAAAGTAAGGTAAACCATGATCCGAATTCAAATACCACTCATCTTTAAAGAATCTAAGTCTTATTTTAATTCTTTGTAAAATTTCTTCATCAGTATTAGAACCAGATATAATAGTTAATCTTCTATCTGTAAAATATAAATCATTATCTGAATTTATTGCTAATGTTGTCATAATTTTATTCTATTTTAAGTTACGGGTCCAGTATTACTCGGCCCAGAAGTTACACCAGAATGAGTATGAGTAGCAAAATCTTTTCCACCAATTAAAGCTGTAGCTCCTTTTAATTCAGCTGTCGCTTCAACATTTGCTGCGGTTACTTTACCAGAAATAGTAACATCTCCGGTAATATCAACATCACCTGTAATATTTAAATTAGGAGTTGTTATATTAGCTTCTGTTGCATTAATATCAATAATCCCTGAAGGTTTTAATTTAACTTCTGATCCATCATATTTTATTAATAAATCTGTATTATTAGCAGCCGGTGAAGTTGTTGAAAAAGGATTTAAACCTAAATGAGCAACCGCATCAGTTAAATTATTTTGTCTAGGATCATCAGGAGTTACTTTATCACCTACATTTAACCATTCTTCTAAGCTTCTTTCAGAAAAAACTAATAAAACATTATCACCTACATTTACGGGAAAAGTAATAGAAGCCCCGCCTGCTGCAGGATGAATTACCGGAACATTATGAATAATTGGTAAAACTATTTCTTCACCATCATTATATGTTTGATTTAAAGCCGGTTGAACCTTAGCTCTTTGTTTTGTATAATCATATTCAGTTATTTTACCTGGCATACAAATATGCATATCTGCAATTCGATTAGCCATAACAATGTTTAATAGTTCTATTGTATTCATTTTTCTATAGCTTTAATTGTGCATAACCAGGGACCCTCATGAGTATCACCTGTAAATTTTGTACTTTTCACATAAAAAGTTCCATCAACAGAATCACTTTGAACTTTAATTAAAACTTTTGGTTGAACTGAAGGTATAATTAAAGAGGTTATAATCCAACCATCAATTAATTTATTATTTTCACTTTTAGTTTTAACCTTTTTTTCTTTAAATCTTTTAGGCTTATCTATTAATCCTGTTCCAGGTGATATAAATTGAGCTATAGTTTGAGTATTAGACTCATTAGGTTTACTAATAATTAAAACATTATTTGCAATTGTCCATTCATATCCTATTCTTTTAACTACTGTATCTAAAACTGTTCCGGGGCTTCCTACAAAAGAAAAACCTTGTTTATAAACATAATTAGGAAGAGTAGAGTAATCAGCTTTAGCTAAATTTAAATCACCTACAATTTTATCAATAATTTGTTTAGTATTTGAATTTTCAATAAAAGATAAAGATAATTTCTTTTGAGTTAAAGGAATATAACCATCTTTGCAAGTTATTTTAGTAACAACATCATTTTCATTAAAATCATGCTCATAAGAAACAACATTACCTATAAATAAAGTGCTTAACTCTTCATTATCATAACCTATTTTTAAAATAATAGACGTATCTTTTTCTTCAAGTAAACCTATAGTTTCATCTGATAAATTATAAATATTAATTTTTCCCGTATTAGTTTCTTTGTTATCATCCATATCAATATCAAAAGAAACTCTTACACCATCAAGCAATTTGCCTACTGAGCCTATCTTACCTATTAAAATTTGTGCTTGACGGTTAAATAATCTTCCCATAATTATATTGATTGCACCTCTTCTAAAGTTAAATATAATAATTTAGCTTCGCCTGATAAAAAACTATTTCTATTTATTGAAGCTTGAGTATCAGCTATTTCACAATAAAAATCTCCAGTTGGCAATGAATTATTTTTATGAGAAAAAAGCAAAGGATAATTGGCAACAATTTTTATTCCTGAAAGTAATAAATTATCATCTTCATCCCATATTGTCATTGACCAAAAAGCTCCTTCAGTATTATAAACAAAACCTAATTTATAAATTACCGATTCTAATTCAATTGTAATAGTATGATTAGGATTGTCTTTTATAGGTATTATTATAGCCATAATATTTAAAATAATGATTTAACAAATTGCCCTAAACTTATAGTAGACTTAGGCTCAAAAGCTTTTTCTGTTCCTGTTTGTCTACCAAAACTACTTTTCTTTTTAGCACTATCAGTTTTTATTCTTGAATTATCCAAACTAACTAATTGGCTTTCAACTATTCTAATTTCTTTAAAAACAGCTGTAAATCTTAAAGTTTCTCCACTATTAGCTTCATCTGGAAAATTCAAACTTGATAAAAGCATATTAGAATAACTTTTGTATTTCATCACAAGAGTTATAGGCTCTTTTTCATTTTTTATTCTATATAATTCATCATGAGCATCTTTTAATCTATTAGGTATACTTCCAGAAAGTAAAGTTGTTACTTGAGTTATTTTAGAATTTTTTAATGAAAATTTACTGATTATTCCACTGACAGAAATTTCAGTAGGTTCATCTTTAGCATTATCAGTATTAAATCCGCCTTCAATTGGATTATTACTAATAGATACTTTTTCAGTAATATTCCTTGATGAAACAATATCTACTTCTAGTTTACCTAGTTTTTGAGTAAATGGTTGTTTAAATATTATTGACGCTGCTTCGCTAAAAAAACTCATTGTGCTCCTAATTCAATATATGACTGTCTATTTTCTTCTTGTAATGCTTGCTTAACTGCATTTTTTAAGCCTAAAGCATCACTTGCACCCATTCCAGGTGGAACATTGACTGTCAAACTGTTATTAACTGTTCTTTGATTATTAAAATTAGCAGGGGTTGATTGTGGACCTGAAGCAACAGCAGTTTGAGCATTTGTTACAACAGTATCTTCTCCGCCTAATCCTGTAAAATCTTTAAACTTACTCCAAACACCGCTTAAATTCATTTTTGATAACCAAGAAAAAGCTTTTTCAAATAAACCTACAATTTCTTTCCAATAAATAATTATTAATGAAGTTGCAGTAATAAAAGCTCCTATTGGATTTGCTGCCATTACAACACCTAAAACTCTAAATGCAGCAATTATTTTTGGAAGAAAACCGACCAATAAAACAATAGGCTTAACTAATAAATTAAATCCTAGAACAGCAAGACTTAATATTCTTGCTATTGCACCTATTGCTAATAATAAAGGACCGGCTATAGCTAAAAATAAACCTATAGTTAAAATAACTTTTTTACCTTTAGCATCTAACCTGGCAAAATTATTAGCAACTTTAGTTAACCATTCGGCAAAAGCTGCCATTTTCTCATTAACTTTAAAAGTCTCATCCAATCCTCTACCTACATTTACTCTAAGTAAAAAGAAGGCATTTGAAATTCTGTTTGTACTTGCTCTAATATTTCTTGATCCTTTTTGAATTGCAGCCCCATATTTTTTATCAATTACTGCAGCAACATCTTGAAGAACTTTTGATGAAACTTTACCTTGTTCCATTAATTTTAAAAATTCTTTTGTTCCTACACCCATCGCTTCAGCAAATAAATCAACAGCACCTGGAACACTATCGCCTAACTGCAATCTTAATTCTTCAGCCATTACAGTTCCTTTTGACTGCATTTGTTGTAAGGCTTTAATAATTAATTGGGTTTGAGCAGCAGGTAAACCTAAAGCAGTTGAAAGGCCTAAAAAACTTTTTGCAGTTTTTCTAGTAACTTCTAAACTATCTTTTGAAGAGGCTAAATATTGAACGTAAGGTTTTTGAATAGATTGAAGAGATACGCCTAATTCTTCAGCAGTTTCTTTTAAGAATTGCATCTCGCTAGCTATAGCATCATCTATATTTCCTTCTTTATTAAATTTAGCTAGGATTGAAGTTAATGAAGCTTCTAAACTTTGAACATCAGCAGCAGCCTTAATAGAAGCTGCACCCATAGCAGCAAGAGGCAAAGAAACTACTAAACCTAATTCACGCCCCATTCTGCTAAATGATTCGCCTGTAGCTCTTAAGCTTCTACTTGTTTGTTTTAATTTTGAGTCTACTTGATTTAAAGCGTTTAATACTGGCTTAGCATTCGCTTGAAAAGTAACTATTAATTCTTTAAGACTTGTTGCCATTGTTTTCTGTATTAGTATTTAAATCATCCTGCTCAAGTTGTTCGCATGCTTTCCTAAAATCTAAGATTGCATTTAACTTTAAAGCGTCAATAAAATTTAAACTTTCAATTTCAGAATAACTAATTACTTTATCAACAACAAGTCTCCAAATAAATAACTCATCTAAAATATCTGAGTCTAATTTTTTTACTAACCCTTCTTTGCGTCTTTCAAGAACTGTTTTAACCCTTCCTCCATTGGAGCTAGCATCGGAATCTTCTTTACTAATATTGAAACTATATTTAGTGAAAAAAAACCATTCATATCTAGCACCTCCATAGCAAGTTCTATAGGGCCATCTAAATTATCAGAAAAAACTGTATTAAAATTGTCAGAATTATCTAAGCCTATTCCATTAGCTGAACAGTTTTTAAACAATTTTAAAAACATATCTTCTGGAATCTCATAGACTAAACCTGCAACAGCTTTTAAAATAGCTCCTGAATCTTCGCCGAAAGATACATCATTTCCAACTTGTCTTTTTACACTTTCAACTAATTCTTTTCTTAGTTTTAAAGCTTCTAAAGCATTAAATTGAATTATAGTAACTTCATGCTCGCCAATTTTAACTGATTTTGTTTTGATAGCCATAATTAATTATTTCCTCCTAAGTTAACAACATAAGTTGATCCAGTCTTGATCATCCATTCCCTTTCTTTTGCTTCATTACCAAATGAAGTTGTAGGATGTTTAACAATCCAGGCAGCAGTTGCTGAAATTAAAGTATTTCCTGATCTATCTTTAATTAAAATAGGAAGAGGAGCACTTGCAAGACGATCAGCATTATGAATAGCTGAAAGAACCTGGTTTGTTGGAGAAGTTTGACGAAGCCTTAAAGTAATAGTTAAGAAGTTAGAGTTATTTTTAACTCTATCAACATAACCATCAGCTCCACCTACTGAATTAAAAGCGTCATTTTCTTCAGCTATTTCAACAGCATCACCTTCAGCAAATCCTGTAATTTGAGACACACCGAAGATAACACTTAGTTTTTTAAAATCGAAAGTTCCTATTGATTGAGACATAATATATTTTTATTTAAAGTTATTATACGGAAAGGTTACCAGCAATGGCAATCTTATTAACTGCACCAGCTAAAGTAGCTTCAAAAGTTACCCCTGAAAATAATCTGGCTAATCTATCAGCTTCAGCTATATCAGCAACATCAGGAACAAAAATTGTATAAATACCATTACCTTCAGCATCAGAAGCAATTAAGCCATTAGCTACACCAATATCTAAAATTTCTCTAATGTCATTTTCAATAATATCGCCACCGGCATCAGTATAAGGTATTTTTTCAACATTAATTAATGTTGAATATAAATTTTCTTGAAGTCTTGCTTGTAACCAATCAGCTCCACGAATAACGTCAATATATTCACCGCTTGCAACAGTACCATATCTAGTAACTGAATTTCCAGCAATAGATTCATAAGTATTTCCATTATTACCAAATACTCCTGAAGCACCTGATTCAGAAGATAATAATTCATCAGCAACAATACCAGATAAAGTTTTAAATGCCCAGTTTGAAGAACCAGGAACAGTTGGTAACATTCTTCCAAACCATGCAGCATCAGCAAAATAACTAGCTGTATCACCATTATAAATAGTCATAGTTCTATCATAACCTAAAGCTTTTAATTGATACATTAAGCTTCCTGTTTGAGCAACATCTAAATTATCAGCATCAGAAGTTCTAGCCAAAAATACTCTTTTCAAAGCTTCAACTTTACCTGCAGCACTTAAAATGTCAGCTTCAACATTTGAACTAATTGTTAAGCCATACCAAGTAGAATCATAATCAAAACATTTTTGAATTGCATTTGACCAGGTTTCTTGAGCAGTATAAGAACCTGAACCGGTAGCAGGAGTTGCTGAAGGCGTTGAAGCAGCTGTATATTGGAAATTATCATCATCAATTTTAGTAATTTCAAATGTTCCATTATATTCAGCTTTATTAAATCCTGTAACTGTTACAGAAGCACCTGACTCTAAATTATGAGCAGTTTTATTAATATTAACTAAATCTCCGGAAGGATTAGTTGCGGCTGTAATTGCTGTTGAAGTAGCAACAATCTTTTTTCCGATATAAACAGAAGGAGGAGTTTTTTCTTGTGAAAAAGCAGCAAGAGCCATTTTATATTCTGTATCAGTTTCAGCAAAATCAACTAAAACTTCAGTTACATTAGCATAACTTTTTACTCTTCTATCTAATTTCATGCTTTCACCTAAAATCATCTGAATACCAAAACCTTGTTGGGTTACGGTTTTAGTTGAAAGACTAATTGAAATATCAATTATCTGATCTAATTTATTTGACATATTTATTTTCTTTTAATTATTATTAAAAATTAATCCACTGTAAATTCTATAGAAAATGGATCAACACTATTCTCACTTTGAGCAGTGCCATCAACATCTATAGAAGTAACAGCTGGAACAGTATCTCCTGCAGCAGAATAATTTTTAGAAATTCTAAAAATTATTTCAGCTGCAGCTCTTGTTTCAAAACTATTACCAATAATAGTTGTTATATCAGTAGCCTCACTTTCTAATCCTACATATGCTAATTTATTTTGACACAATAATTCTAAATTGGAACTTAAATTTAAAGAACTATCTAAATTTGTCAAAATATCCATTCCTGTTTCACCAACAGCTATTAATGATAAAATTACTTCTCTATCTCCTTGCGTCTCAATTTCTTCAGCAGCATTTGGCTTACTTTCCCAATCTGTTCCCCCCGGGTTTCTAACAGTTGGTATTTTTAAAACAATATAATCACCATCAGGAGTAGGAGCATTCTGATCTGACCAGATAACCGGCTTACTTGTTAATGTAGTAATTACAGTTGCAATATTTGTTTTTAAATCTATAAAATTTATTGACATATTAAGCTCCTATTGGTGGTACGGCGTCATTTGTTACCCTCTTAGCAACAAAAACTTTATAATGGTTAATCACATTATTTCGCCAATTAAAAGTCCTAATTACTTCATGATCAACTCCATCAATTACAACAAAATCAGGATTTAATCCACTTCCTTTAATTATACCATTCAATTTTGTATCTGTATATAATTTTGTTATTTCTTCTTCTCTTCTATTTTCTGGCAATAACTTCATATCACTACCTGAAATTGGTTGAATACTTGCTTGAATTTCAAATGTAGAATCTGCTCCGGTAACTTCAAAAAATCCTGCAGCATTATAAGAACCACTAGCTTTTCTTTTGACCGTCAATGTTTG